TTTTTTTTTTTTTTTTTTTTTTTTTTTTTAAGGGTATTACACTGAATTAAAAGAATCTAAAATACTAAATACCTAAAATCATAACTAAATAAAACCTTAACCATGATTAACAAATTTCATTAGTGTCTACACTACAAGCATACTCATCAGACCTAACGGCCGGCAGGCCCCTGGGTGGCAATGGGGCCGGAAAGCATGGTGGTTGCGGAACGCCTTCATGGGGGCGCTCGGAAGGGTAAACAAATATACACTTCCCAAGCCCGACCGAGATGCAAATCTCACAGCTGTCATTGAACGAATGTCGGGCATCGAGAAGGGCTCTGGCAGATCTTGTCGCCGGTGCTTGAGCTTGGCCAACGGCAGCGAGGTCCAGGTTGGAGCTGCCGAGGCTGTTACTATAAGTGGAGATGTAAGTGTAAGCATCGCCCTCTGACGACACAAAAATAACCCCACTCTCATTGTTGTCATACTGATAAGGGTAACCGGCACGGTTGTAATGGCCGTGAAGCCAGAACGACAATTTGCCGGCAAGAGGAATCTTTATGTATGGGGGGGTGCCAGTGCTAGTACGGGGGAGGGCCTCCCCATCCAGTGTGGCTTTCGTCCAATCAACAGACCGCATTGGGCCTCTTTGACCTGTGATGACATTGACAAGCTCAGCATTTTGACTGCGATAAACAGGACCGCCCATGTCAGGTGTAGAGTTGATATACTCACTGTTCGGCATACGCAAGAACAAGATGTCACCAGTGCGCAGAGTCCCGAGCGGACGCTTCGGGGCAGGCGCAGGTGATGGGCGGTCAGCCTCATGATTGTTAACATAGTCCTGGGCGACAACGCTACTCAGGCCGAGATCAACATCATGAGGAATCTGCAGTGGTTTGTCAAGCTGAGCCTGCTCAACAGACCCATAAAGCAGGACTGTAGGCTCACCATTGGATGAGGTCACTGGCTTCCCATATAAAAGCTGCCCACCAGCGAGGGATAAAATAGTGGATGGTATATTCCCCAACAAACTATCAGCCACATTCAGAATCAAACCGACGATCCCGCCCCCAACCTCACCAACAGCAGAATTGTTACCAAGTGTGGCATCACCCATAAATCTTTGGAAAGACGGGGAAGACAATTGAGCACCGCGTGGCCCGCGGGTCAGGCGGTGCTGAGTTGTGGTCTTAATCCGGGTCAACCTAGAATTAGTATTGCCAGGCGTTAGATTACGGAAGTCAAGGACGAGTGCAAGGTCAAGAAGCCCCAAGGGGCCAGTGTAAGGTGTGTTGGTATAAGAATTAATAGGACTGCCATGGCAGGCCACTATGATGGTACCAGACGTCGCCTCCTCCTGTGATGTGTTTGCAGTCTCAACACTACGCCAGCCCTGATTGCGATAGTGCAGGCGCTCTTTTGGGATCACAAGCTCAGTGGCCATACCAGGCTGAGAGACAATGCGCACGTCAGTAGATGTGATAGAATTCATGTCAACAGATGTTGGAACATTGTTGGACTGTGGCCAAAAAGACATGCTTATAGAAAACCCACCGACAGACGCAGGCACGACAGGTCGAAAACGCAGGGTTGCAGCAACAACCCTGTATTGAGCATAATTACTAGCCTCCGTTGACATGATGTGCGCATTAGTCCCGTCCTGCAAAGGCAGCAAAGGGGAGAGAGGGGCAGAGTACAGCACAGCATTAGATGAACCAGCGACAGATAGGGAAAGTGGAGACGAAGCAAGATTGTATTGACGCCGGAGGATAGTGCCACGCTGGTCGACGTCAGGGACAGGGACAGTGCCAGGCGCAGATGCGCGGGTTGTGAGCGGTGTGGCAGAGGTCTGATTGGCTCCCTGAGGGCGGGAGCCACCTGACCGACCGCGACGCGGGCCGCGCCAGCGGGGGGCAGGTCCTTGAGGGGAACGAGGGTCCCATCCGCCCCCATTAACGCCGGAAAGGAACAAAAGGAGCAAGTAAGCAAAAGGGAGTTGGAGCCTCATGGCGAAGCAAAATAGGGTGTTATTCATTTAAGCCCTAAATATTGGTAGTCGGTAGGTGGTCAAGTCAGCCTTACCTAGGGCCACCGACTGAATTGCCCCCCAAATGACTTGGAAAAATCCTTCTGGCTGACGGTGATACACACAATTAACAGCAATAGTCAAGTGCTCTTTACCCTGAGATGTCACAGAATTAACAAAATCTTGGGCTGCAACACAGAGGTCATGTGACCTCTCACTATCAGAAAAGTTCTTTTCAGTCATACGCCCCCAAGTCCGCAACAGATCCTTAACAACACCCTCGCCGGGGGCAACTATATAGTGGCTGAAAACCCCAATGCCCGCAAATTGCACCTTCAGCTTCAAACCACAAGATGTAATCAGATGGGCAGCATCTGGCTGCTCCTCAAAGCTGCGGCAGAGCACAACTGAATCATCACCCTTATAGACGTGGAGGACTGCATCAGTGAAAACATAGCACGCATTGACAACGACCATGTTCCACACGGTGTTAAACAAAAGAGTCCCCGGCTCTCCAGAGTGCTTTTTCCAGCACCCCCGAAGGCACGCATCTGGAGCAACAAGATTCCAGTAAGCCCGCTGAAGCCAATAGAGGCGGACCATCCACTCCGGCATACCGGTCTCAGTGAGGAGCTCACACTCCAAGCTTAAAGAAACATTATTTTGTGTGCTGTCAAATTCAGAAAAGTCATTCTCAAAGACCTTTATGCCATCAGGAACTGCCATTGCATGTGCATGCAGATCAGCCTCGGTATACAAGTCGCCGTAAAACCAGCCTGATGGAAGTTGTGCTACAATTCTCTTCTCAATGGCACGGAACCAAGGACCAAAAAGGGCACAGAGAGTTTTGGGCCAGGCAGATATACCCTGACCCACACGGCCATGTTCTAGAGTGTCACCAGTGGTGAACTTATTGCAGTCCTTCTGGAAAAATGTTATACGATAACACGCTGCATCATCACTAGTCAAGTCAAGGACTAGCTCACCCGTCTGGCCTTTATCATGCATTGCGTTGACCAACTCTAATACCTCAACATCATCTGGCAAACAGTTCTCAAGGCTTGGTAGAAACCACAAACTCTTCTGACGCAGGTTGAATTCCGCTCGAGGCGTCAACGTCAACTTCCCATACCGACCGACCAAGGTACCGACGACTGACAATCGGTCACGGGGGGCCAGTAACCGACAATGGACAATATCAGAAAGTCGAATGACGGTGACCTCATCCTTACCATCAAGCCGATCAGGCAAGAACAACGTGCCCTGTTCTAACTGGGGTGCCGGGGGGATGACAGCGGCCAGATCTTGCGTAGTATGGCCGATAGCCTCTGCTGATAAACACGCAGCAACATCAGTGAACGCAGGTGGTAAAGTGGCAACAACAGACTCGACCGGCGCACGAACAGGCTGAACAACAGGGGCGGGCGTTGGCGCCATGCTTTGGTTGAGAAGCATAGTAATCATAGAGTCAGTTAACCCTATCTCCGCCAAAAGTCCCGGCTGGTCAATGACATTGCAGCGCTTACGGTGGCGGGTGAGCGCGACAATGGCATGGGCACGGCTGGAGCAAATCAAGCCCCTAGCGTCTTGGGTAGCTATAAGTGTGGTCTGATCAAAAGTGCTACCCTGTGCCTCATGAACTGTCATTGCACCAGGATAAATCTTCTTAGCAGCCTGTGTGAACACCAAGACCTTACCCTCAGCCGTACAGCCCCAGAACAGGGACCGTATCACATTGGAGGTACTACTGATGCCAGGATAGTCAGCGGCCAAAAATTTTGTCACGTCCTGTGGACACCGGTGAGTGATTAAAAGCTGGGTGGTAGGATGCAGATCCAAACGCAGCGCGTCAGTCACACCGGTGTGGGCAAAGTCAAGAGCTGGGATCTGTTTGGGGTCTCCTAACAAGGTGACGGATTTCGCACGCTGCATAATCAAAAGCAGCAAATGAGGCTGGTGAACAGGGGCCTCATCAACAATCACTTCACGGCCAGAAGCACGCTGGCAGCCGACATGAGCCGTGCATGCCTCGAAACCACGCTCCTTCCATTCAATAGCCAACTCGCGGGTGGGTGTGATGACTAACTGGCCAGTGTTCTTAACACCCGTAGATTTCCCAGCCCCGGGAACACCCGATATAAACCGATATCGGACAGACCCCTGGCTCACAGTCAAATCAGTTAAAAATTTGTTGAATGGTGGTTTCTCTGCGGCAATGGCAAGGTTAGCCAACCTAGCCATATTTAGTGTCACCGTGAGTACACTAACAGGGTTTGTTAGATCAGCAAGAATGAATCGATGGCGGTCCCCTGGGTGAACATACAGCTCATCCCCTGGCAGGTGGTTGTCCACCCACGCTTTCACAGACTCCATGTATGGTACCTGGTAAATCCCTGAACCCAGCACAGGGAAAGCAGCGGGCTGAGTGCGCACGCAAGCGTCCCGGTATGCCGCAAGAAGGGCGCGGTGGTCAACTTTATCCCGATAATCGGGTGCAACCGCATGGATAACATTAACAGCGCCGCGTTGGTACATAGCTGAGCGGACACGCTGCCCGCGTACCGGGAACAAATCAGGGAACCTGCGGTGAAACTCACCGCAGATGCCACCGCCAGGGAGATAGTTAGAATTTGCCGCGTTGACAAGCCAATGGCATGTGGTCTTAAACAAATCACCACAAATGATCTTTGAACCATCAGGGCAGCAATACAAAACATCTTGAGCAGGTTGAACATCACCAAACTGCAGCTTTAAATCAGTCTGGGGCGCCTGAAAAGCCTTAGGTATAACCACAGGCGGTTTCAAGGCTGGGGCATCAACTGTGTCAATGGATTTTTGAGATGAGGATGATTGCCCAGTAGCGGACCGTGGTTTCAAGGCTGGGGCATCGACTGTGTCAATGGATTTTTGAGATGAAGATGGTTGCCCGGTAGCGGGTCGTGGCGGCCAGGAACCTGGAACGATATCTGTTGGAACAAGGACTGTCGAGCCCCCGGGGACGCGAGCAATAGCATAAGCAGCGTCAGTCTTACCAACAAACTCAAGATCGGGCATGGGTGCAGTTGGAGATGGTAAGTCCCCATCGCAAGAAGGCACATCAGCCAGCGATGTGGCGCCCTCAAGGTCTATGCTGAGATAGCTGTTAGGGTCTTCTCGGTACTCAGAAAGAAACTCAAAACAAACCACCTGGCCGTTATGCGGCACACGGTGCATGTCAAATCCAGTGAATGTGGGAACATGGCAAGTCAAACTGCCGCAGTGAATGTAATAGCGGCGAGTTTTACTGTCATACTTAAAGCCAATCATCCCAGCCGCGAGCAACTGGCCATCAAGGCTGCGGACACGCCCTGGACGGCAACTAGGTCTGATCAGAACAGCCTTGGGTCCACGGTGCCTACGGAACAGGCAGCACCTGCAATTCTGACTAGCATCAAACAGCCAGTTACTCGGGTCAATAACAAGGCCATGACTGAGCCAATGTGTCAAAGATTTATACCAGCTGACAGCCACTTTCCTCGTACAACCAGTGACCCACTCCCAGCACCGGCGGATGAAACTCTGACCGTGTTCAACAGTCAACCTTTTAACACCCTTGGATATGGCCTGAGTACGCATCCACCTATCATGGGCAATAGTCAAATATGCAGCAGCAACTGTAACAGAGAGAGTGTGAGAGTCCGGTCTCCAACCTTCATTGGCAACAACATTACCAATGGTGACTTTGTGGCTTATGCCACGCAGGTAAGTCATTAGCCGCGAACAACAAAAGGCCTCATCATCTAGTGTGTTACCAAAAAGCATTAGCCGCTGCCATATGGAACGAGGTATTTGCACGCAGGTGTCGACCCTTGATGGTAAAAGTCCACTAACCTGCGGGTAGACATCATAAACAAAAATATAGTCAAGATCCGGGAAAGGGGTGTACGGCATAGGTGCAGGGGCACAAGCGGTGATACACAGTACAAAGTGTACACCGATTCTAGCAACCCTCTCGATGACAACGGGGTGGGTGCCGCACACACGAGTCGTCCGGATCCATGCCTGGATGGTAGACTTACTGTGACGATAGCCAGCACAGGAGTCACCATGGTACGTGACCACGATCTCATCCTTAAGAACCAAGGCACTATATGATTCATTGGTATACTGTCCATCAGGTAAGAGAGCCTCAGGAGGTAGGTGGAGTACTGCAAACAATGTATGCATCCCATGGCGATACATTGCGCAGGCGACCTCACGCGGGCACAAGTCATGCAAGCTATAACTGGCCAAGCCAACTTCAGCTTGATGGTTGCACCCATGGAACCCCAGGGTGCAGAAATTATCTGTGTAAAGCTGGCCACGTAGAACTGCCCGCCGGATAAAATTGGCAGTCCCTCGGCGGGGGGCTGAATTCCACCGCTGCACATCTCGACCCGCAGGGGGGAGGAAGCAGCGATGTTTAACAGCAGGGTGCTCATTGATTGACCTGGGATGAGCACCAATCTCAAGACAAGACGGGCCACATTTCCGCCGTGCGACCCCTTCCAGATAGTTATGGATCACCCTTGCCACAGGATGTTGCCAAATATGCCTAGGCTCAAACCTAAGCTGCACTGGGCTAAAAAGCCCAATCAATAGCTCGGTCTGCTGCCGGCTAAGAAAACATGTGACAACATGGGCATGCTCAACAGCAATGTTCACAGCAGCCTGAGCGTACGCTTCGAAGGCTGCGCCCGCCCCCTTCGGGGCGGACCACTGTGAAATGTCCATGGCGGCGGACCATGGACTCTGTGGCAAGGATGC